TGATAATCAGAGAGAAAATATTTTGGCGTTTGCTTTTCGGTTCTGTATTTATATATGAGAGCGAGAAGGAAAGACTCTCGGTAAATAATTAGAAGTATTAAAATTTTAAAGTAATGGATTTTAAAAAAGCGTTAAAGGAAAGAATCTCAGAGATTCAAAGTGCGAAGAGGCATTATGCCGAATTGCTTGCAAACACCTATGGTGAAAAATTAAGAGCAAAGACTGACGATGAGGTTAACGAGTGGCTCGATGAAATGTGTACGCAGTTCGATGAGAGAGCAATACTCAATATCATCTGGGATAGGCAGACTGACACAGAGAATGTGCTACGTCAGTTGGAGCGAGAAACAGCAAGTAAAAATTAAATGAAAGTAGTGCCCCTACGTAGTAGGGGCATATTAAAACCACAAAGAGATGAAAAACAGAAATGAATTTAATGATTGGGTAGTGAACGTTATGTTATGGACTACAAGTGCAATAGTAATATTATTATTCATATTAATAATCTTATTATAAAAAGTTATGGGAAAGAGAAAAGCAACACCAAAGCAAGTAGTGCTTTTGTTAAGAACAAAAGGGAACTACATATATGACGACAGAATCGGTACGTTGGTCATAGCATATCAGAACCGATACTTCCTTACAAGGAATGATGACTACTACGAAGAGCACGTTGATATGGATTCAGCATTATCAACAGCGATAAAATTAACAGACAGTATAAAATCAAAATCACTATGAACAACTACGAAGCAGACGACTTAATTGGTCGCAATAGGTTCAAAGAAGAATTCGGGTCACACTACATTTTTCAAGATACGACAGAATTCGCTCACACAGATATAATGATGACGGCTTGTACGAAATCATTATGCTACAATACGGAAATTAAGAACAGGAATTACAGCATCGATGAAATAGCGGATTCAGCAATCCTTGAGAAGATAAAACTGGATGCGTTCAGAGAGCAGTACAGAAAAGACTGTAACAGATGCCTGATATACTTCAACTACTTCACAGATGGTTGGGTAGCATATGATATGACGAACAGAATCAGATATGCTGAAGGTCTGAACAAGACGAACACGATGCTACTACCAGCAACAACATCGGAAGATAATGGTGCAAAGGAAAAAGAGGTAGTGTACTTGTGCCGAACAAATAATATGTATGTGCAAGATAAAATCAGATGCTATGATAGAAATAATGGTTAATGGAAACACAGGACACACAGAATACTATTACTCAGTATCAGATGTGTGTAAAATGCTCGGTCTACGTGACGCAAGCGGTAAACTAATAGGACGTAATAATATGTTCAAGGTATTAAGATATGCAGGTGTGCTATGTCAAGACAACACTCCGAAGCAGCATTTTTTAAATATGGGATTGGCAATATATCATCGTACAATTAAAAGGTATAAGACATATGGGTTGCCGATGTTTAGTGAACGTGGGGTTAATTACCTACAGAGACAATTCGAATGTGGGAATTATCAGGTGTTCTACGAACCCACACAAAAGAAAAAAATAACAGTAAATATTAATGACGTATGTTAAAATGAAAAAGAAAACAACAGAAGTGAAATCACAGAGATTGGCACTAAGAATAAGTATCAACACACTATCAAAATTACAGTATTTATGTGGTAGAAATATGAGCGAATATGTAGTAAAACTCATAGAAACAGAATACGAAAAAATAACAGGAAGTAAAGAGTAAAAAATAAGACAATGATAAAAATAGAATTAACACCCGAAATTATTGCAGCATTAGACGTAGATGCAGCAAGAGCAGTATTGACACAATTAACACGAGATTTAAAATCAGACGTTGACGAAAGAATCGTAAGAATAAAATCAGAATTGGCTGATGTGGATAAAGATTACCCACCAGTAGCACCACACATTATTCACACAAGGGAGCGTCAGAAAGACGAAATAAGCGAGGTTCAGTCACCAAAGCAGTCAGTATATCAAACAGATTCAGTGCCTGTAGAAGTGCTTAAAACGATTCAAGAGAGGTATGATAATGGTAATGAAAGTCTGCAAGGAATATGTAGAGATTACCCACAGTATAAATATCGCACCATATGGCAACATATGACATTAAAAAAAAAAGTCAGAGAAGTAAAAACAATACCATACGTTGAGCCAAAAGAAGAACCTATGAAAATTGCTACGAGTCATATCAATAAGAAAGACTATTATGATTATGAACGTGAAGAAGGTATGAGTAAGAAAGAGGTAAAAGTATGGTTCAATACATTATTAGATAATCCTGCAATACCGATATGGCGAATAAACGAAATGTATCAGGGCATATATAATGACAAAGACAAATTAAGCACAGAAAAATTGGCAAAAAAGTATGGTACATCGGAAGCAAGAATAATAAGCATTATAAATAAAAACTGTTATCAAGATGATGAGTAATTATTGGACACACGAGGATAATCAGAGAGTAATGGAATTTTATTTGTGCTATACGGCAAGCACATCAGCAATCACCAGACAGAGGATATTCAATATGTTAATGCCGAGATTCAATTATATGATAGGCACAGCACAGCAAATGATAATGAGTAGTTGGAATAAGGAAGATAAGGAAGAAGCGAAGCAGGATGTGTTGGTAAAGTTGTGGAATGTGCTATCACATAAGTTCGATAACGATAGAGCACAAGGAACACTGAACTTCCTATGGACAGTAGTACGTAATAAGTTATATACAGTCACACGTGAACAGAATAGATGTAAGCCTAACATAGTATTGAACTCAGACTTACACTTAATGGGTGAAGAGTATATTGGAATGGGATATAGCATAGAAGACTACAGTGAGCCAGAAGAAGATGACGATAAATATATTGACATTGATGATATGAAGGAAGAGATATTCAAAGAACTGGACAGGAAGATACTCAAGCAACATAAGGTCAATCGTACTAATACGATATATCTGATACTATTGAAGGAATATTTAATAGCAAATGATTGTAATGGCAAAGGCTTTCAAGAGTATATATGTGAGAAACTCGGCATCGATAGGAAATACTTTTATCAGGTTAATTACAAATTAAAAATTCGTTCAAGCGTATTTAATAATAAAAAGTAATATGAAAAAGATTTATATGATAATCGGATTGTTGCTGATAGTAGCAGCACTGAGTTGTGAGAAAGGTGAGGAATGTTATGAGTGTCAAGCAAAATATAAAGGTGGTTCTGGCTATGCTACACAAGAATACTGTGGTGATTGGGCAGGAGTAAGACAGATGGAAAGAAAAGCACCAAATAATAATTATGAGAACTGGCGATGCTCACCAAAATAAAATAAGCCGCCCGTCTTTGAAAAAATTATAAAAGTCTGGATACCACGCCCCCAAAAGAGGCTTAACGAAAATAGAAACATAGGCGGGTGTCAAAAAATTAGACACTTTATAAAAAATTATACTATGAAAAAGATAACATTAGCAAAGGCAAAAAAGTTACTCAGTGACATAAAAGCCGACCAGACAACATTAGAACTGATAGTAAATAATATCGTACAGTATAATGCATTGGTGGATGAGTTCAATAATGACGAGAGACATAATGCGTATCTGATGTATCAACTCAATAACCAAATCATAAAACAAATACAGTCGGTAATGAAATTAAATAAAACACTGACTGGTGACGAGGTAGACGAAGATACATTCAATACAGTTATCAACGCAATAAAAAATACCAAAGAAAAACCAGTGATAGGATTCGCTGTCAATAAGAAAGATGATATCGAAAAACGATAATGATTACAAACAAAGACATAGCAATTAAGTATGCCACTGACGTACAAGCAGGTTCAATCCCATCCTGCAAGTACGTCAAGATGGCTACACTTAGATTTTTAAATGACTTAGAAAACCCATTGTATTATTATAATGACTCAGAGGTAGATGCAGTGATTACCTTCATTAATGCTTTATATCTTACGGAGCAGGTTAAGAAGAAGCATTTTTATTTAGAAGATTGGCAAGTGTTTATTACTGCCAGCATATACGGTATATATCGTGTAGCGGACAACATACGTAAAACTAAATATGCATATATCGAAATGAGTCGTAAGAATGGTAAAAGCCAGTACGCAAATGCGTTGGCAATATATCATTTGCTCACTGACGTAGACGCACAGGTAGTAGTATCAGCAAACAGCAAAGACCAAGCGAAGAACGTAGACTTCAAGAAGTGCAAGCAGTTCGCTGCTCAACTGGATAATAAGAAAAAATATATAAAACATTATTACAATTCGTTAAGGTATAAGGACAGTGAACTACTCGTGACAGCAAGTGATGCTTCAAAATTGGACGGACTTAATACGTCATTCGCTATCATAGACGAGTTACACGAAGCACCAAATTCGTTAATGTATAATGTAATTAAGTCGTCAATGGGTTCAAGACAGCAACCATTACTGCTTGTCATCACGACTGCTGGCTTCGATTCAACGTCATTCTGTTACCAGTTACGTACCTATTGTACAGATATATTATCGGGTATTGCTGATGACGAAGCACAGTTCGCTATCATATTCACGTTGGATGACGAAGACGATTATAGTGATAAGAGTGTATGGGTAAAGGCAAACCCAAATCTGAACATCAGTGTTTATTCGGACTTCATAGAATCAGAAGTAAATAAGGCAGTGAACTTCGAAGCGGAACGTAATGGTGTGTTGGTAAAAAACTTTAATAAGTGGCTCAAGGCAAACTCAGAAGAAGACTGGATACCCGAAAAGTATATTGTGGATGCTATGCAAGATATAAGTATTGACGACTTCAAAGACGAATATTGTATTGTTGGTGTGGACTTGTCAGCAGTATCTGACATCACAGCAGTATCATATATGTTTCAACGAGAAGATAAGACATACTTTTTCAACGAATATTATATCCCGCAGGACTCTATCAACAGTAATGTTAATCGTGATATGTTCAGAAATGCAGCAGCAAATGGACACATACATATTACGTCAGGAAACGTTGTGGACTACGATAGAATACTTGAAGATATACTGAAGGTAAATGATGTAAGTCCCATACAGAAAGTAAGTTATGACAAATGGAATGCCACTTCCTTTGCGATAGCAGCAACGAGTGCGGGACTACTTATGCTACCATATCAACAGACATCAGGTAGTATGAACAAACCTATTAAGGAGTTCCAGAAACTCATTATGCAGGGACAGGTGGTGATGAACAAAAACATTATCACCAAATGGATGTTCGGAAACGTAATACTAAAACAAAATTATATGGGCAACTTCCTAATCGATAAAAGTAGTCGTGATAAGAAAGTCGATGGTGTTGTTGCTTCCTTAAATGCATTAGGTGCTTTATTAGACTCTCCACAGTACTCATTCTCAGTGGTATAATAAATAAGAAATATTAGTGGAAATTAAGCGTATTTAAGAAAAATACTAATATGGGCATATTCAACAGAAATAAAAAAGCACCTGTAGAAGAAAAACGTAGCATAGATGAGTGGGTAAATCCCGTAGTCGGCACGTTGAACTACAGCACATTCGGCTCTTACAATAACAGTAGGTCGATGAAAATCAGTACAGTTTATCGCTGTATGAACTTAATATCAGACAGTATTGCATCGCTACCTCTCATTCCTTACACATTTCGTGGTGACTGGAAATACATAGATGAGACAAATTCCTTATATAATATATTGAATGTACAGCCGAACAGTTATATGTCGGCATATATGCTGAAGAAATTAGCGGTACTTCAAATGCTTAGTAATGGTAATGCTTACATATATATTGACAAAGAAAAGACTGGACAGGTAAAATCACTGACACTACTTAATCCTTCAAACATAGAATTATTACTTAATGGTGCAAGCATCGGGACAATAGTAGATGTTAGTTCGATGATACAAGAAGGTAATCTCGACATCACATATCATAATATGGTAAGTGGTAAGGTGTATGATAAGACTCAGATAATACACTTAATTAATTATCCTGATGCAAATGGGTTAATGGGATTCAGTACATTAAGTTATGCAGCAACAGTTTTGGGAAACGCCTATTACACTGATGCTCATTCAAGCCAGTTTTTTCAGAGTGGTGCGAATCTCGGTGGAATACTACGTCCCGTAGCAGGTGTCAACCTATTAAAAGGACAGGCAGCAAAGGCGAAACAAGATTTTATTAATGCATTATCACCATCGTTAGGTGGAACATCTGGTGGTGTTGTGGCGTTGGACGCTGGGTTAGAATATCAGCCGATTGCCATCAATCCCCGTGATTCACAAATGATAGAAAACAAAGAGTTCAACGTACTTGAAATATGTAGATTTTTCGGTGTGCCACCTTCATTAGCATTCTCAGAAACTGGAAAATTCAGTACTGCTGAACAGCAGGGGTTGGACTTTTTAAATAATGGTTTATTACCAGTAGTCGAGAAGATGGAGAATGAAATATTTAGGAAATGCTATTTACCTTCTGAGTGGATTAATAATGAACTACGTTTCGATGTAGATAATTTAATTCGTTTGGACGCAACAACAAAGATAGATGTATTGACGAAGCAGATAGCAGCAGGTGTTAAAACACCAAATGAAGGACGTGCAATATATAATATGGCATCACCAGTAAAAGGTGGAAATAAAGCATTCATCAGTACGAACCTTCAGACACTCGATGCTCCTGCTGTTACAGGTGGGAAGCCTGAGAAAGAAGAAAAAGAAAATAATACGATTAATAATATAGCGAAATAATTATGGAAAATAAGAATATTTTAGAAACACGTTATGCTACTGAAATCAGAGCAAATACGGAAACAGGTGTAATATCTGGAACAGCAATAGTGTTCAATCAAGAATCAAATTTACTCGGTGGACAGTTCAAAGAAGTCATTCGTCCCGAAGCAGCAACAGAAGAATTCCTTCGTGGACAGGATATTGTTATGAAATATAATCACGGACAAGATTCAATACTTGCAAGATATCGTCCTAATGCTGAACGTAATAGTCTACATTTCAACGTTGATGAACGTGGTGTTCACTTCGACTTCAAAGCAAAAGCAAAAGATGCTGGCTTACTTGAGAGTATTGCAGCAGGTGACTTGAACGCAGCATCATTCGCATTTAGAGTAAGTCCCGATGCAAATGCAGAACGTTGGGAAAAAAGAAGCGATGGCACTTACTTACGTACTATTAATAAGTTCGATGTTGTAAAAGATTTTTCAATAGTAATCGAACCAGCATACTCACAGACGGTAGTAAGCACTCGTGGTATTGAAGAAATAGCACAGCAGGAAGAAGCGGAACGTCTAAAAAAAGAACAAGAAAGACGTGATGCTGAAAAGGTAGAAGCGGATAAAAAAGCAGCCGAAGCACAGAAATTAACTGAGTATTATAAAAAATACGAAGAAATTATTAATGGATTTAAAAAATAATTAAAACATAGCGTATTTAAATAAAATATTATATATGGACTTAAATGAACTTATAGAAAAACGCAAGGTAAAACTTCAAGAACTTGAAGGAGTACTCGGCAAAGCAAAGGAAGAAAAACGTGAAATGTTCACTTCCGAGAACGAAACCTTCAATGCTATCGATACAGAAATTAAAAGTATTGATGCGCAGATAGAAGAAAAAAGAAAAATTATCACAAAAAATAATATAATCATAAAAAATACAAACAATAAAATGGAAAATTCAATCCTATTAAAAACTATAAGGGACGCTGCTGAAGGTCGTCCTTTCGATGAAAGAAGTGCAGCATTACTTGACTTAGGTAGAGATACATTCAAGAACTCAGGTTTAAGTTATCGTGGACAAATCGTATTACCTACAAAATTCGAAACTCGTGCTGCTATTTTAGCAGGTACACAATATGCTGGACAAGAAATTGTAGCAGAAGAAAAACAATCATTAATGGGTGCATTATATGCAAACTCAGTAATTTTTGCTGCTGGTGCTCAGTTGATGAGCAACCTTACTGGCGACATCAGTATTCCAAAATACAGTGGAACTGGTAGCGGTTGGGGTACAGAAGTAGAGGCAAAATCAGAATCAGGTGGTACTTTTTCTGAAATAACATTAGCACCACACAGACTTGTCACCGTATTATTAGTGAGCCGTCAATTCCTCGCACAAGACTCAATCAGTGCTGAAAGAGTATTGGTGAACGATATGCAGAACAGCATTATGGCAAAATTACAGTCTACTATCCTTGACGCAAACGCAAGTTCGACTTCAAGAGATGCAGGTCTACTTAATGGTGTTTCTTACACTTCAACGGGTGCGACATCATTCGAAAAACTCGTTGCTCTTGAAAGTTTGGTTGACACATCAAACGCATTAATGGGTAACATTGGTTACATCAGTACTCCTACACTTAAAGGTAAAATGAAGACAACTTCAAAAGACACTGGTAGCGGTATTTTCATTGCAAGTGAAGGCAATCAGGTTAATGGTTATCCTCTCTACGCAACATCAGCAATGCCATCAGGCAAGGTCATTTTTGGTAACTTTAATGACGTTCTTGTGGCGAATTGGGCGGGAATGGACGTTTTAGTAAATCCTTACTCCTATTCGAAAACGGGCCAAGTGGAATTAGTCATTAATACCTACTGGTCTTGGGCAAAAAGACGTACAGAGTCTTTCGCATACGCAAACCTTACTTAATTACTTCTCTTTCCTTTCTATTACAGATTTTATACTTCAAAAGAAGCACTGCCATTCGGTAGTGCTTTTTGTTTTTATGCGTATTTATAAAAAATAAAAGATATGAACGTAGCACTATTAAAAAATCATTTGAACATCGAATCAGATTTTCTGGATGATGATATATTACTTCAACATTATTTAAATGTTGGGGAGCAAGCAGCACTTAATTACCTTAACTATTGGACTGGTTCAACATCAGGTGTTACTGGAACAACACGTCCAGTTAGCATCGACCAAGCGGTATTATTATTGGCTGCTCATTTTTATGTTACGAGACAGCCAGTAGCATATGGACAGGCATATAAAATTCCTTATACTATTGAATATCTGTTGGACAGTTACAAGCAATTTACAGTACAATAATTATGACAATGGTAATTGGAAATATGAGATATAAGATACTCGTGAAGAGGTTAACTACCACACGAGATTCGAATAACGGTTCGGTTGTCGAAACGTGGGCGACTGTGTACACTCTCAAGGCATCAATACCGAGAGGTAGCGGGACAAAGACTATTCGTAACGAAGAAATATTTAATACTTCAACAGTGACATTCAACACATATTATCGTGATATCGAAGAGACAGATAGAATTTATTATGAAGGTGATTATTATAAAATAATGATGATTGGTGAAATTGGGTTCAAAGAAGGACTTGAAATTATAGCAGAAAAAATAACAGAGTAATGCCAGATTTAACATTAGAAGTAATAAACGACAAAGAGTTACTAAAACTTTTTAATGAACTGATACCAAAAGTACAGAGTAAAATCATTGCTGGTGGGTTCAGAACAGCAAGTAAGATTATACTCGACCAAGCGAAGATTAACTTCCACGCTACAAAAAAGGGTAAAAGTCGTACTGGTTATGCTGGCATTAATTCGATGTTCAAATCAAAACCACTTCGAGCACCAAAGATAGGTGCTGTTGTTGGGTTAAGTTCAAAAGAAGGTTATAAATATAGGTTCGAAAACTACGGTACAGAAGATAGATTTTATATGACAAAGAATAATAAAAAGCACGAGACTGGTAAAATAAAGGCTACGAAATTTTTCGATAATGCAGTAGAAGCAAAACAAGAAGCAGCAAATAGAGCAATATCAGAAGCAATTGTAGATTCATTAAAAAAGACTATTATAAAATATGATAAAAAATACAGATTATAATGCCGACAATTCAATTAAAATTTAGTTTAAAAAAAAAGAAATATACTAAAAAAACAAATAATGAAAATCACGCATTTGTTTATAATACAAGGATATGGAGAATTTTAAGGCTTCAATATTTAACGAAAAATCCTTTATGTGAACGATGTAAAAAAATGGAAAAATTATCACTGGCAATCGATGTTCATCATATAATTCCGATAAGTACTGGAAAGACAAGGGAAGCGAAACAAAGATTAGGATACGATATAAATAATTTAATGGCATTATGTGAAGAATGCCACAAATACATACATAGAAATGATAACGATAAATAACGCCATATATACGCTTTTAACAACGAATACGGGACTTACAGCCTTAATTGGTACGAAAGTATATCCGCTTATATTACCTCAAGACACAGCACTTCCTGCAGTTGTAATAGATAGAAGTTCAACAGCAGTGTATAGTAATGATGGAACATATGGGTTCGTCAACACAATTAATATAGCGGTAATAGCAGCGTCATATACTGAGTCCGTTACTATTGCTGAGAAAATAGATAACATACTTAATTTTTATCGTGGGACTGTTGCTGGTATTAAAATTATAGATAGTAGATTATTAGATGTTAGTGAGAATTATCAAGAGGAAGCATATGTACAAAAATTAGTGTATGAAATAAAAAACTATTAAAAACTTAGCGTATTTAAATAAAATAATATAAGCATATAAAAATTCAATATAATGGTAAACGCAAATCAAATAGTATATGGTGGAACAGCGATGATATTCATCAGCACAGGCACTACAAACGCAAACTTACAGCCAGCAGCATTCAGTACAGCAGCAAAATTAACTGTCAACCTTGGAACTCGTGAGATAAGTAGCAAGGATTCAGCCGATTGGTCAGAGTTCAGTGGAACGAAATTCGATTGGGATATGTCAACAGACACACTTATGAACTTGTCTGGTGTTACAGGTAGTACATTAAGTACAAAAGAAATTTACGCAAAATTCGTTGCGAAACAAACAGTTTATGTTTCATTCGCAAGTGCAACAGGAACAGCACCTTCGTGGACAAAAAATACTGATGCAGTGAACTTCACTGGACAAGCAATTATTACGAATATGTCATTCGATGCTCCGAATTACGAAAGTGCCACAGCGTCTATCGCATTAAAAGGTACTGGTGTGTTAGCAATAGCGGGTTAATTTTTGTTTTTATTTACTTATTTTTTTCTATTAAAAAATGGTGATTCCACAGTCACCATTTTTTTTTATGTATTATCGATATCAGCGTATTTATAAGAAATATTATAAAATATGTTAGACGAAATTAAAATCAAAATCAAGGGACAGGAGTTCATCGTAAAAAAATCATTCCGTTCATTATTACTATTCGAAGAATTATCTGGTAAAGGTATCGACCAGTTGAAAGAAACTCTTACAGACTTAATGTTGTTATTCTATTGCATATTAAAAGCGAATAACAAAGATACTTTCAATTATACGCTGGATGAGTTTATTAGTGCTATTGACGAAGCAGAAGAAAAACCACTGGATAAGTTCAACGAGTATTTAGTTGGTCAAGCAAAAGGGCAGGTAGACGACAAAAAAAAAGTAGCGAAGAAACAGTAAAACTTATTGACATATACGGAGTAATTGTTGGTTCAATAGGTATAAGTCCCGAATACTTTTTAAATGAAATGGGTAGTAGAGAAGTAGATGCTCTTTTAAATAATTATAATGTCGAATATAAAACCAGATGGGAACAGGTAAGATGGTTGGGATATATTAATGCAGCACTTGTGAACGAAAAAATAAAGAAGCCACAAGATGTATTAAAATTCAAATGGGACATAGAAGAAAAAGAAAAAGCATATACGAAAGAGGAACTGGTACAGGAACAATACAAATTAATTAACATATTCAATAAGAAATAATATGGCGAAATTCGATTTAATAACGCAACTGACGCTCAATAGTGCGGGATTCACTCAAGGAATAGACAGAGCAAAAAAAAGTACTCAAGGCTTCCAGAGTACGATAAAAGGTATGGCTGGATTCATAGCACCATTAATTGGTGTTGGTGCTGCGTTGGGTACATTAAAAAGTAGCCTTAATGCTGTCGAAGGTACTGGTGATAGATTCGCAGCAGCAGTTGGTGGTGGAAAAGAGGCACTTTTCGAATTCCAAAGAGCATTGGCTACGATGGACTTCAGTAATTTTTTATCGAATTTAAAAGAAGGATTTACTCGTGGAAAAGAGTTTACTAAAATGCTCGATGAACTCGCTGATGCTACAGCATATAGTGATTATAAAATATCATCATTAAAAAGAGAGCAGTCGGGATATGAAGAAATAGCAAAGGACAAAACAAAGGAAATAAAGGTTAGGGCAGAAGCAGCAGAAAAAATCAAAGAGATTGCCCAGCAGATATATGACAGACAGGTAGAACTCGCACAAAAAACCTTCGATGTGGAAAAACGTAGTTGGGAAGGTCGTAATAAAATGTCAGTTGACGAAGCCATTAAGTTATACGAAACAATAGATAATTTATCATCAGAACAAGAGAATAGACTTGCAAAATCCTTTGAGTATCAGACAAAACTTTTCGGTAAGAAAAAGGGTGTAGAAATGATACTTAGCGGGGAAGCACAGCGTGGTATGCTTAAAGGAATACCAGAAGAAGTGATTCAATCATATGGAAAATACTTCAAATTATTAGAAACTGGCGAAGCAGAAGTATTACCAAAATTGTTCTCAACATCAAAGAAACTTCAAGAAGCACAATTTACAGCACAAGAAGAATTAAATGGTGCTGTTGCGATGACTTCAAAATTATTCGTACAAGAAGAAAAAGATATAAATAAGACTGCTGATGCATTAGCAAAATTAAAAAAAGAAACCACTGGAATAAAAAAAGTCAGTCTGGAACACTTAATGCCAAAGAAACCAGACAGTACGACATTAAAACCTATGAAGCCAGTCGTTATGGCGGTAGTATGGGAATGGGATGAACTGGGTTTATCTGAAAAATTCGCTGAAAACTGGAAGGTAGCATTAGGTGAAATTGGTAGTTATGTCGATAATGTAGCAGGTGCTTTTATGGCATTAGGTGATGCAATAGTAAATGCAAGTGCTGATGGTAAAGTATCATTTGCCGAAGCAATGAACATCATAATACAGTCAGCAATGAGTGCCATATCAATACTTGCAGCACTCGCAGCAGCACAAATAATTACCAAAGAAGCATCAAAAGGTTTAATTGGTATAGCAACAGCACTCATAGGTCTTGCAGCACTCGCTTCAATATGGACGGCATTTGTAAAGCCAAAGCCGATGGCACTCGGTGGTTTATCTCAAGGTGGTCTGACATTAGTGGGTGAAAGGGGAGCAGAACTCATAGATTTACCATCAGGTTCAAGAGTATATAGCAATCCTGAGTCAAGAAGAATGATGGGTGGGGGAGAAGTGGTGTTCCGTATTGAAGGTGATACTCTCGTTGGTGTGCTTAATAATAATGGTAGAAGAAAAAATTCATATAGATAATGGCATATGGAATAAAATATAGAACATCTTACAAAAGACGTGGTGGTGGAACAACTACGATTCATATACTCGAAAATGATTATAGTAGTACTATTACTGACTTAGATGCTGACGTAGAACCATTGGTTATCGATACTGGTGGTGATTCTGAGAATATATACGAAACAATAAAAGGTAGCGGTGCATCGATTAGATTATTAGTGCCACCACTAACAATGACTGATTTATTTACTCTCGACCCGCAAAAATATATGGTAAAAGTATTCTCAGGTTCAACAGGTGGTACGTGTATCTGGCAGGGATTCGTGAACACTGGTGTTTATACTGAGAGTTATAGCGATAGTATTGACACTCCTATTACAATTACTTGTAATGACGGACTTAATTTATTCGACAACATTCCGTATTTACCTGTCGCAAGCGGTACTACTAAATATACGGGATTCACTACAATAGCGGGAGTAATGGGTAATATATTGTCAAAAATCAACCTGACAATATCTGAAATATATACGATGACGAACCTTGAGGTTGTAGTGGGAGACACAAATTTATTTTTATATCTGACTGTAAATAATGAAAATTATTATAAGGAAGATGGAGAACCTATGACTTGTCGAGAAGTACTTGAAAGTATATGGGGTTCGCTGGGGTTCGTAATGACACTTAGGGGTGAGCGTATGTATCTTATCGACCCTTACTATGTCTATGATGCTACGAAGCGTAAAGCGTATAATACGACATCATATTCACAAAAAACATCTGTTGTTGTTGGTGGAACATTAGATATTAGTAATGCTGAAATTAATTGGTATCAGACTGGAACAGTATTAGACATCATTCAGCCACATAATCAGATAGATATAAAATACGACCCTTACAATTTTAGTGAAGGTACGTATGACTTCAACGCTGATGGCAATGCAGGTAGTAATACGACATATCAGAGTCTTACAGATGGTACTATTAAGTATAGAATATATACAGGTGTTACTATGCAAGATTGGACAACAGGTACATATAAGTTCGAAGCATATCAATTATCTGGTGCTACGATGGGTGCTATTGAGTATTATATCAAACAAGAAGCGGGTAAGACTGGTAACTTCACATATACTTTTCCTATGAGTAATATAAAAGAAGATGGTAATATGTGGTTAGAACTCTCGATGGATGTTTATGTCAATACTAAGCACGCAACAAACCTTCAAAGTACAGCAGCAGGAACAACAGTGCAAGAACTAATAATACCTATGTTTTTAAAGGTTGGTAATCAATGGACAACAGGAAACAGAGGTTGGTATTCAACGTCACAAGATATACATATGACAATTAGAACACCAGATACCAGCAAATACACTAAATATGTTAGGGATGGTTGGTGGTTCTGGCGACATACTGATGTGGTTGCAGTAGATGATAGTATTATTAATGATACGTGGACAACTTGTGCAATTACTGTTAATATGGGCACACACGTAGTAGGTTCATTCCCAAATGGTAGTATTACGGTATTAATACCAAAAGAATTTACGTATCTGGATTGCGAACCTTGGGCAGCATTATCATATATAAAAAACGTATTAATTAAAAACGTAAGTGTTAGAGTTATAAGAGCAACTGATAAAGTGCCTATTAATAATAATGGTGTTAATACTAAGATGACTATTTATAGTAATGCAGCAGTAAAAAAATCAAAATTAGAAATAGAATTAAAAAATGGAAGCGGTACATATGGTTCGAGTAGGGGTGCATTCAGTAGCACTCAAGTTACTCCCGCAAACACTAATATATTAGGTTTAAAACGTGCTGATAGTAGTACTACATATGATGTAGCACAATTATTAGGACAGTCATTAGTATCACAATATGGTTCACCGAGAACAATATTAACAGGTAGTCTCGATGTTAGTGGATATTTATTAGGTATTGAACAGAAACACATAAAAGACACTGATTATATCGGAACAAAAAGATTATATGTTGTTGGTGGAAAATATAATGATGCTGAAGAAAAATATGATGCTGAAATGTTGGAAATAATGCAATCAAGAGAAAGTATGTAATATGGCAATAACAATAAAACAAACAGAATTAATACCAGTACGTAGAGACGGGCAAATCGTTTCAACGCAAGTAGTATATGGTGGTAGTGGTGGTGGGGCAGGTGGTGCTGGAACAACATATCTCGCTGGCACAAACATTTGTATTGGTGGTGATAGTAGTATTAATGTATGCGGGACAGTAGCATCAGCATCAAATGCCTTGGCATTATGTGGTTGTGTTCCTTCGTGCTTTTTAGGAGCAACTGCTTGTGCTTATGATAGTGCAAGATTAAATAACTGCGTACCTGCTGATATTACTTCAAACCTTACTTCAGGACAGGTATTATATTATGACGGTACGACAATTCGTTCTTGTACTGTTACAAGCGGTGGTGGTAGCCTTGATGCTCTTTCAGATGTTGTTATAGCAACACCAGCAACGAATCAAATACTTCAATATAATGGCAGCACGTGGTGTAATACAAATACTACGAATATTACTACGAATGTCAGTAGTGGGCAACTTTTATGTTATAATGGAACTACAATAACGGGTGTTACAGCATCAACATTAAGTGTAAAAAATAGTACTTGTTTAAATGGACAATTAGCATCATATTATTCAGTAGCATCACACACTCACAATTGTTATGATGGTACTTTTTGTGCAACAACATTAAGTGGTGGAACATTATGTGCAAGAACTTGTATATGTTCTGGTGGTGATATAAATATCCCTTTAGGATGTTATATCAAATTAAATACAAATGCTGCTATGAGACAAACCAGCAACTTGATGCAATTCGGTTGGATAGGACAAGGGCATTATTTTCAGACTGGAATAGCAGACCCATTTTTAGGTTTATATAAAAGTAGTGCGCTTGTATTAGGTGTTACGACAGATGGTAATACTTATATTCCTTCAACGAAATGTTTTTTTGTTGGACAAACAACTGGTGCTGAAAAATTAGACGTAAGTGGTAATATCAAAGCAAGTGGATGTATAATAACACCTGTAATAAAAATAACTAATGGTGCTGCTGCAGGATGTGTATTATCATCGGCTGCGGATGGAACAGCATCGTGGACAACACCTACAGGTGGAGTAACTACACTTGATGGTTTATCTGACGTAGTTATAAGTGGAACACCTGCAACGAATCAGGTAATTCAATACAATGGTTCAACGTGGTGTAATACAGCAGTATGTGATGCAAGTACGAATGTTACTTTTTGTAATATATGTGCAACAGGTGCATTAAATATGGGTGGTTCATATATTAATTGTACTGGAAACTTCGAATTACGTGGTACTGGAACTGCTGATTCAACAGCCGTAAGGGTATTCGCTACAGGTGGTAATTTATATTTACAAAATGGTTCGGGTGATACTACAATTTTTAGAAGTAAGACTGGTGGGCAGATTATGTGTATTACGAATGCTGGTAATTTAACAGTCGCTAATAATTTACTTGCAAACTGCTTAAAATTAAACGGAGCATCAACACCTTATATTACGGCAAGTGCATCGGCAACACAAATTTATTATGACTTGAACTTATATAATACCTTAAAATTTACTGGTACTGATTTAAGTACAATTGGTAGCGGTATTATTAATGGTAGTGGTGTTACATTACAGCATAATGGTTCAGCAGCATTAGCAACACTAACAAATGGTGCTTGTATTTATGGTTGTGGCTTCGCTACAGACTTCATAGGTAGTTCAGATAGAAGATTAAAAACTGATATCAATCCTATTAATAATGCGTTGGGAATAGTGGATAAAATGCAAGGAAATTATTTTAAGTTCAATGCTGAAAATACTTGTAATGTGGGATTTATAGCACAAGATGTTCTGGAAATATTGCCAGAAGTGGTGGCGTTAACTGATGGATATTATGGAATAAAATATGATAAAATCACAGCAGTACTGGTAGAAGCGGTAAAAGAATTAAAAAAATGCAATAGTGATTTACAGAAACAAATATTCGCATTAGAAGATAGGTTTATTAATAACGTGTAATTATGGCAATGCCGAGTAGTGGTAGTATAGGTTTAGTTAGTGCCCCACAAACGTGTGGTAGTATTGCTTGTGCCGTATGTGGAACAAATGCTTCGCCACCGTATTCATTAAATACTCTGAGTGCTGCAGCAGGAAAATCAGCACCACATTCAATGTTGGAGTTTTATGGTTATAGTCCTGCTCCTACGTGGAAGACAGTATATTTTTCAAATATAAGTTCAACGTGTCCGAACTACGATGATATATGTGAATGTACTTGTGCTTGTTTAACAACGAGTAGTGCTATGGCAAGTGGTGACTGCTATTTTCCTGCGTTCAGTTGGAATTTTTATAAGCCAACAACAGCAGCACCGACACCAGTGTGCGTGCATCTTTTATGCAATGGTGTTACTAAATATTGTTGTGGATTTATTAGTAAGACAGCATATAGTTGCAGTGGTACGTGGGCAGCATTCAGCGTAGATTCAAATGATTGTATTCACGCAATAACACACGCTGAGATACTGACGGATTGTGTAGTAGGTTCAACAGCAACAGTTACATTATGTGCAGTCAACGTATGTGTTGGTTGCTATTGCGTAGGTAGTCCCGCAACAGTATATTCAGAGACTTGTAGTAGTGCATAAAAATTATAAAAAAATATAAAAAATTATAAATATGGGAATAATAATGTTAGGTGGAAGAGCGGTAATGTTAGGTGGACAAGCATTAAGCATTAGTACTACGATTACTTATAAGGCAATAGACTTTTGTGATATAAGTACTACGTGTCCGAACTATGATTCGATATACGAATGTACTTGTGGATGTTTACGTTCTGTTGCTGCTATGTCAGCAGGAGAATGTTATGGCGTTTGTATTGGATATAATATATATAAAGCAGCATCGGATACTCCATATGAAGAATATGTTGCAATAATATGTAATAGTACTACTATTCGTTGTTGTTCAATTATTGAACAGACAACAGCAAGTGCAAACGGTATATTTACTGCCTTCAATGTATGTCACGGTGATGATGTTCACGTAGTTACATTCGCAGAAATAGATGTTCCCGATAATGGTGGTGCATATTCTTGTGCAACAGTAAGCACATTAACACCACTTAGTGGAAATTTTTGCTATGGAACAAATCAATATCAACGTTCAATTACTTGTGCATATTAAAAAAGAAAAATAGAATCATAGCGTATTTAAATTAAATAATAAGAAATTAAAAAATATAAGATATGTCAGCAACAAATTACTTCGAAACTTGTACACTAAAACACATTTTTCAAAACGCAGCATTAAGTGGTATAGGTGACACTACTGGATTACCAGCATCAACAGCAGCAGGTTGTTTATATGTAGCAATCGGAACAGCGATGAGTGACGGGGAAATACCTACATTCACAGAAGCAAACTACGGTGCATATGCAAGAGTAGGTATGTGCAGAAGTGCAGCAGGTTGGACTGTTACAAATAACGTGGCTTGTAATACAGCAGCAGTTACTTTTCCACAAGCAATAAGTGGAACAAACTGTGCTTGTTACTTCGCAATATTCGACTGTTTAACAGCAGGTAATCATCTGATTAACGGTACAATAACAACACCGCTTGCTATTAGCGTGGGCATCACGCCAGAATTCGCAACTGGAACTTTGTGTGTATCATTAGATTAATTATTAAATAAGAATAATATGCGAAGGCATAGCATAGGGTTTATGCTATGCCTTTTTTAATTTAAAATATATATGTCAACCTGTATTTTTACATCAAGTGGTTCATTCGTAGTTCCTGCTGGCGTTACTTCACTTCAAGTAGAAGCGTGGGGTGCTGGTGGTGGTGGCGGTGCTCAGTGCCTTTCATCTGACGGTGCAGGTGGTGGTGGCGGTGGTGCATATGCTATGTGTCCGAGCATCAGTACTACTGCAAGTAATACATATTGTATTGTAATTGGTACTGGTGGTGCTGGTGGAACATCAGCAGGAACTTATTCGGGACTACTTAAAGGTCAAGGATGTTTCGGAACAGCAACGTATTTTTGTTGTACTTCAACAATGCTGGCTTGTGCAGCAGGTGGTACTGGTGGTATGGCTTCAACAGGTACTCCGCCAAATGGTGTAGCAGGTGGAACTGTAGCAGCATCATTAGGTGATATCAAATATGCTGGTGGCTTCGGTGAAAAAGGTGAAAATGCCAGTGCTGGTGATGGCGCATTCGGTGGTAGTTCAGCAGGTTGTGCAGCAGCAGGTTTTCGTACAGTAGGAACAACGACTTGGAGTACTTCAACATATCCTACTGCTTCAACACCAGTTTGTGGTTTTCACGGTGGTAATGGTGGAGCAGTAAATAATAATGGTAGTAATGCTCCTTCATATGCTGGTGGTGGTGGTGGTTCAGGAGAAGGAACAACAAGAACTGGTGGTAATGGTGGTAATGGTTATCTCGTAATAACATATACTGTTGCAAATAACCCTATTGTTGGTAGCACTGCATTATCAATCGGTACAGCATCAGCAATACAAGCAAAAGGTACTGTAGCAGGTAGTGTCGCAACAACAATAAGCCAGTCAGCAGCAATACAAGCAAAAGGTGCATTAGCAGCAACTGCAACATTATCATTCTCAACAAATGCTGAAATATCTGAGCAAGTAACACCACCATCATTAATAGAAGGTACGACAGCAGTAGTATTCAGTCAATCAGCAGCAATACGTGCAAAAGGTAGTCTTGCTGGGACAGCAACAGCAACATTCAGTAGTTCAAGTGCAATTAAAGGTAAAGGAAATGTTGCAGCAACATCAGCAACATTAATGGCAACATCATCAGCGATAAAAGGTAAAGGAAATGTTGCAGCAACATCAGCAACATTAATGGCAACATCATCAGCGATAAAAGGTAAAGGTAATGTTGTTGGTAATTCGTCATTATTATTTAACACAAATGCAGAAATTAGTGAAAAACAAACTGGTACTGGTGCAATAAGCGGTAGTGCTACATTATCATTCGGCTCTGCAAGTGCTGTTAAAGGTA